AGTGATTATTATCCCGCTGTTGCAGGAATGACGGAATACTTGACTATCCAGTACACCAAGTCAAACTGAGGTGAGCATGATGCAGACAATTATCAATTTTTTACCGATACTAAGCTTTCTGTTTGGCGGAGGAGCGTTGGTTGCGATTATTAGCTACGGGATACACTCATTTTTGTATGAGTTTTAAAACAGGTGATACATTCTTTTGGGGTAGTCTTACTACCAGAGGTTGGACTGTAAGACTCGGACAGATAGATGTTATCGATGGGCTTGATATGAGTGAGTATGTTCAACCTACATTTTAAGGAGTATAGTTATGAAGCCAGAAATAACAGAAGAAGATAAAAATAATATTCCGAAAGAAATAAAAATCTTAGGAAAGAGGTGAGTATATGGCAGATACAATCAACACAATAGTTGTTGCCAATCCCGAAAATCCTGATGCAAAACCTGATACTGCGGCAAAGATAGATATTACATCTAATGCGGTAAACATGAACCTTGCTGAATTAGATACAACAGATGCATACACATTCAGATTTTGGGGCAAGATATTGTCAGATGACACATCAGCTACAAAGACAGCAAAACTCATATTTGGTGATATGACAGAGATAGAGACATTCACATTTACTACTGAATGGCAGATGTTTGAATGTAGTTTTTTAGCTGATGCAGAAACAGAAACATTTATGCAGTTTCCGACAGGCACTTACATTATGTGGCATAGTAAGATGGAACACGGCACAAATGCTACTCAGTATTCAGAAAGTCCTCTTGACTTTAAGATTGTAACAAGTGGAACTATTGATGTATTATCTGATAGAATAGAACTAAAGGTGCAAAAAGAAGATATTATAGCTTCTATCAATCTTGTAGCACAACAAGATGACCCAAAACATCCTGGTTCTGGTGTAGCAATAAAGGCCAATCTAATAAATATCAATGGTGTAACATCTATCAACGATAAATTCAAAGTAAATCTTGATGGCTCTATGGAAACGATTGCCGGAAAAATCGGTGGTTGGGATATAGATGAACACGAAATAGGTAAAGTGTACACCAGTGGCGATTCGCGTTATTCGATGTTTCTTAATAGCGATACTCACAGAATAGGAAGTTGGGAAGTAAATTATTCAGATAAGACTCAACGAGAAACAATATTGTCACAGGGTGGTATAGAATGTGATTTTACACAAAATAATCAAAATGATGATTTAATAGATTGGGTAAAGATAGCGATTGGTCAACGAACTGCTTTTATGATGGATGAATCTATAACATCTGGAATAGGTTTAAGTGAGTACAATATTAACGATGATTGGAAAGAAGCAGTTATATGTGCTGATAGATTTTATTTCGGATATAATGCTGGTGGAGAGCCTGAAAATAAGAAAGGCTGCACACTTGCATGGAATTGGTCTGGTAAACAGACAAGAGGATTATATCTCAATTCTGGTGCATATGACTCAACCTCTCAATCATATAAAGAGTACACAATACACATAGGCAATAATGGAGTGAAACTTGATAGTGAAGATGCAAGCAGAGCCTTGTATCTTACAAGTGGTAAATATATAAGAGCAAGTAATGTTACAGCCACAGAACTTGGCTACTTGAGCGGTTTAACAAAAAATGTTGAGACCGGAAAGCAAGATACACTTACAACAGAAGTTGTTCCTATTACACTTACAACTTCAATAAATCCTGGTGCTACTCAAACACTTTCAGTTGCATATCCGTCAGGCGTAAATCTATCAAAGATGGTAGGAATTGTAGGATTTAATACAGGTGGAACAGAACTTACAGTCATCAAGGCTTATTGGGATAATGGTGGATTACATATGATGGTAAGAAATGTGGCATCAACAGCAGTAATACCAAGTGGTACAAGTTTAACAATTATTCATAAATAGGAGGATAACAAAGATGGACAAACCCTTAACAGTCAGGTACATGGAGTTCAAACAGAATCTAATCAGCTTAATCAATTCTGCTGATATACCTTTATTTGTAATGAGATATATCTTGGCAGAAGCATTGGAGATGGTTGATAAAGTAAGTTCTAATGAAATCAAAAGAGATTTAGAAGAGTATGGAAAGGCAAAGGAGGAAGAGGAAAATGGCAATACTGATGACGAATAATGAGTTTGTAGAATCTGCAAAAAATATAGCAAATAATTATAAGACTGTATATGCAAACGGAACAGTCGGACAACTTCTTACAAATGACCTTATTACTAATTGTGCAAACAGACTTCCGAAATGGTATACAGAAGCAAGAATACAGCAGTTGAGACAGCTTGTAGGAAAAGGTTATTATGCGTTTGATTGTTCAGGTCTTATCAAAGGAATATTATGGGGCTGGAATAATGGATATTTCTCAGGCTATGGGAAGAATGGTTATCCACCCGATACAAATGAAAGTGGACTGCTTTCAATGTGTACCAATGTTGCTACTGATTTTTCAGATATACCTGTAGGGGCTTTCTTATGGGTTAAAGGACATTGTGGTCTGTATATAGGAAATAAACAGGCAATAGAGTGTACTCCAAAGTGGCAGAATAAAGTACAGATTACAAATGTCGCAAATCTCGGAAACACTTCCGGCAATAGCAGAACTTGGACTAAGTGGGGCAAACTTCCTTGGGTTAACTATCAGAAAACACCGTCTGTGTTTGATTATTCAGCAGTCTTTGATGCTGACTTCTATCTCAAGAAATATCCCGATTTGAGAAAAGCCTTTGGAGATGATAAGAAGAAAGCATACGACCACTTTGTTAAGTATGGAATGAAAGAAGAAAGACAGGCTTGTAAAGACTTCATAGAACCTTATTACAGAAAGAATTATAAAGACCTGCAGTTGACATATGGCGATGATTATCCCTCATACTACCAGCATTATTGTAAGTATGGAAAAGCTGAAGGTAGAATTGCAGACAGAGTTATTGTTCCTCACCATGATTCTGCTGTCGCACATTACAAAGATGAAAAATATTCAAGAGGGTATGTAACAACAAGAATTACAAATCTGTATAGGGCTGTATCATTAGACTCGGATATTATATGTAGTCTGCTTAAGGGTTCAAAAGTATATTGTTTCGGCTACTTTGATTTTGACTCAGATGGTTCAGTATGGTTATATGTAAGTGCAGATGTAAACGGCAGACAGCTTGTAGGATTTATCCCGAAGAGATATTTGGAGTAAGATATGAAAAAACCTGAGGTTGATGGAAAACTACCAAAGATATGTGACTTTGTAAAGTGGGAGTTAGATTATTTCCGAGAGAATTGTAATTTTACAGAACCAGAAATGGAATACTTCAACTTACGAAGTTCGGGTGCAACGAATGAAGAGATAGCATTACTCATGTATATCTCAGAACCACAGGTCTACAAGATAGCAAAGAAAGTAAAATCAAAAATGATTAGAGTTTTATAGCTTTTGTATAGTTTTTCTAAAGAGACTGTTTATTATGCAGTCTCTTTTTTAGTTATATAATTGTCTTATCAAATAAAGGAAATATCAGAAGCACAAGTAATTGATAATCTAAATCTATTATGTAGAGAAATAAAAGAGTTTATTCATACTCTATATAATAATACTGATATGCAATATGAAAGAGATATAATAGAAGAGATGTTAAAAAATATCGAGATAGGGTGAATTTTAATTCACCCTATTTTTTATGTTGACAACGAAATAAATGTGTAGTACAATATTTATCAGAGAGGAGGTGATAGGATTGATTGTATATATCCCGACAACAAAAGATGGAGTCAATGTATTAGCAGTAGATACGAAACAGCTACATTATATAGATAAGTCACAGTTTATGATTTACGATATGGAGAACGGTCACAGAAAGATAAAAGTATATTCAGCAGAGTTTGTATTCAGCACAGCAGATGGGGCATGGAGATTTTTATTAGATAAGATGTTTGAAGATACAGAACTGCTTACAATAGTAGATTTATTTCCCGACAAAATATGGGATAGAGATAAATTAAGTATGAGGGAGAAAAAAGCATATGATAGAATTGAAAATCAAAAAAGCAAAGAACTGTAATGGCGAATACGCTATGTTCATATCATTTCCATATAATCAGAAGATAGTTGATACTATCAGAGATTTTCCTACAAGGTATTGGGATAAGGATAGAAAAGAGTGGGAGATGCCACTTAATAAGATGGGAGAGCTTACAGAAAAGCTGTCAGACTTCGATTTTAATATAAGTGGAACATATGTTATGTTAGATAAACCCACAGCAAAAATACCTGAGGGATTTGAGTTTAAGACACAACCTTTTGAACATCAGATAGATGGCTTCAATTATGGACTTAAATATGACAGATGGTTATTAGGAGATGAACAAGGACTTGGTAAGACGAAACAAGTTATAGATATAGCAGTAGCAAAGAAATTACAGTATGGATATAAGCATTGTCTTATAGTATGTGGTGTAAACGGACTTAAATGGAACTGGCTTAATGAGATACATACACATTCAAATGAACAAGGATATATTTTAGGACAGAAGATTAAAAAAGGAAAGATAGTAATAGGTAGTACAAAAGATAAAGCAGAAGATGTAAAGCATCTTTCTGAAATATCAGATTATTTCCTTATAACAAATGTAGAGACATTAAGAAATGAAGAGACAGCTAAACTCATAGCAGATGCCTGTGATAAGGGTGAAATAGGACTTGTAGCGATAGACGAAATCCACAAATGCAAAGACCCCTCAAGTCAGCAGGGTAAAGGAATACTCAAACTCAAACCGGAATGCAGAATTGCTATGACTGGTACTCCTCTTATGAATCAGCCTATGGATTTATATATAATCCTCAAATGGCTTGGATATGAAAAGCACGCTTTCTATGCCTTCAAAAAGCATTACTGTGTAATGGGAGGCTATGGTGGATATGAAGTCATCGGATATAAAAATCTTGATGAACTAAGAGAACAGCTTGACAGTATTATGCTGAGAAGGCTTAAAGATGATGTATTAGATTTACCTGAGAAAACTTATATAGATGAATATGTAGAAATGACAGCAAAGCAGGCTACAATCTATAAAGAAGTAACAGCAGAGATACAGTCTAATATTGATATGATTAAGACAGCGCCCAATCCTTTAGCACAGCTTATCCGTATGAGACAGGCTACGGGATATACGGGTATTCTTTCAAGTACGATTAAAGAATCTGCTAAGTTTGATAGAATGATTGAGCTTGTTGATGAAGCAGTAGCAAATGGTAAGAAAGTTGTTATCTTCTCTAATTGGACGCAGA